GCAGCAGCGGCTCGACCTGAAGCACGGCCGGCCCATCGGCGCCGTGCAACTGCACGCGAGCATGCGACAGCGAGACCTTGGTGCGGGCTGCGAGCGGTCGCCCGCACAGATCGCAAAGGCCTTGAGCGATGACCTGTCGCTGTCTGTCGGCGTGAGGCTTGCCGAACAGCGGCTTGCCCTCCCCTTGAGCCACGGATTGCCGGATGGCGGGCCGCTTTGCGTGCGGGCATTCGGCCACCCAGAACCGCTCCTCGGCTGACCAGGAGGCGGTGAACGGGACTGCGGTCGATCCGTATCGGAGGGTCATGCGGCCTCCGCTCCGAGTTCGATCCGCGCACCGTGCGCGGCGAGAATTTGCTCGATCTCTGCCTGGACTACCCGGCGGACGGTCTTGCTGTCGGTCACCAGCGCTCCGTCTCGCCAGGCGCATCGGCGCAGGTAGGCGTCAGTCCAGGCCGCGCCCTTCGCCGCCGTAGCGTCGGCCCAGAGGTCGGGCGGGCCCGTCCAGGCCTCGCCGCAGACCTTGGGCGGCTTGGGTGGCGCCGTGTTGAGGAACAGCCGGTCCTTCGCCCAGCGGTCGATCCGCTTCGGCCGGCCTCCGGCGGCGACGTGCGCCGCAACCCGCTTAGCCCCGGCCACCAGCACGGCGACCTCGTGGCCCTCGGCAACTGCGGCGTCGATCTCGTCGCGGGCCTGGAGAGCTGGGCATGTCTCCCGCCCGCTCTCCGGGTAGGCCGACCAGATCGCGTCGAACTCGTCGTCGCTCACGCCCCCCGCTGGGGGGTTGGGGGGATATACTGTCTTGTCTGTCTGTGTGCGGATGTCCCCGCCATTTTCGGCCATGTCCCCAGGGACATCGTCATTTTCGCGGGGGACATCTGCCGTTTGAGAGGGGACGGCGTCACTTTTCGGTAGGTGTCCCCTCGCCCTTTCGCGTGCGGCCCGCTTTTTCTCAGCGTCTCGCTTTCGCCGGTCACTCGCCCGATCCCAGGCTTCAAGCACCTTCTCGCACACCGTCGGATGGTACCAGCGACCGTCCGAACACAGCACCCAGGGGGCCATGATCTCGTCTTTGAAGGCCAGGAAGGCGTCGACGTCCATGCCGAACCCAGCCGCCTCGGCGAGCTCGTCATCGTCGTCCGGCATCGAGCCGGCGGGGACCTGCTTGTAGGCCTCGCCCCACAGCATGATGTTCCTGGCCCGAGCCGTATCGGAAGCTCGGCGCCACCACTTCGACTTCCTCAGCCGGTCGAACTCTAGCGGGAACCAGTCATTACCCGACATGGACACGCCCTCGCCCACCAGTGGCGCAGGCCTGGCGACGCTCGTTCCATCGCTCATCAATCATCTCCGTGAGGCTTGCGGCCGCCGTGGAACAGGTTCCTGGGCTGGTCGCTGAATTTGGTAAGGTCGGCGTCGAAGGCGAGCCGGACGGTGCCGATGGGGCCGTGCCGCTGCTTGCCGATGATGACCTCAGCGACGCCCTCAGCGGCGTCCATGGCGGTCAGCCACTCGGCGTGTTCAGGCGTGCCTTCGTTGGGCTCGGTGCGCGCGAGGTAGTACTCTTCGCGGTAAATGAACATGACCATGTCGGCGTCCTGCTCGATCGAGCCGGATTCCCGCAGGTCGGACAGCTGGGGCTTCTTGTCCTCGCGCTGCTCGACCTGGCGCGATAGCTGCGACAGCGCGACCACGGGGACGTTGAGTTCCTTTGCCAGAGCCTTGAGGCCAACCGTGATCTCGCTGACCTCCTGCACCCGCTGGCCGCCGCCGTAGCGCTTGTCGCCGGTCATGAGTTGGAGGTAGTCCACGAAGATCGCGTCCAGGCCGTGCAAGCGCTTCAGGCGCCGGGCGCGGGCCGCCAGCTTCCCGAGGCTGATGCCGCCGGTGGCGTCGATGTAGAGCGGAGCCTTGTCGATCTCGAGCGAGGCGTCGCGGATTCTACCGAACTCAGTGGCGTCGATCTTGCCCTTGCGGATCTTGTCCCCGGATACGCCGGAGACCTCGGAGACCAAGCGCAGGGCCAACTGCTCCGCGGACATCTCCAGGGAGAAGAACGCCACCACGCCGCCAGCCGTCGTCTTCCGTGTGCCGTCGGGCCTGACCTCGAAGGCGTACTTGCGCGCGATGTCGAAGGCGATGTTACAGGCCAGGGAGGTGTTGTGCGTGACGATGTAGTCGTCGGTCACATAGAGCGCGGAAGGATGCGTGACGCGGATGCATTGCACCGGCTCGACACTTTCCGGCGTGATGGACAGGATGCTCGGCGCGCGGAATCTCATCGGCTGCTCGCACCGCCTCTGCTTCCGCTTCAGGCTGATGAGCGTTGAGCGCTCTGGATGGCCGATGTTGAGCACATAGGCCTTTTGGCCATCCCGGCGCTCACCCTTGTGCGTGAACCGCGGGCTCTTGCTGCTGATGGTGCAGACGCCGCCGACCGACCGCACCAAGGCGGCGACATCTTCGGCCAATCTCGGGCTCGTCGTACAGTACCGGACGGCGCCGAACTCTTCGACCCACCCGTCTGTGTCCATCAAACCGCGAAGCAGCTCAAGGCGGGTTTCCCGGCTCGCTCGCATGTATGGCGCGGGAATGAATTTCTCTGCCGATCCCGATCCGAACAGGCCGTAGTGACGAAGCGCATCGCGCAGACCGGAGGCCCTTAGCCGATAGTCATAGCCCGCCTCCCCGGAGGGCATCACGCAGTCATGTCCAACAGCTTGCTGCACGCGATAGAGCGTGGCTGCGTCGGCTGTGCTGATGGACAGGTGGCCGGCTGTCATGCACCCATTGCCGATCATGGCGCCAAGCAGCCAGGGATCGATCAACAGGCCGTCATCAAACCCAAAGTGGCCGGTCACCATCGGCACGCTTAGCCGGCGCTGGTAAGTCTCCTTCCGAAGCAGTTCGCGAACTGTGTCGGTCGACAGGATTCTCATCCGGTCGCCAAATTTGCACGACTTCACCGCCCAAAGGTGCTCGCCGCAGGCCAAGGCGCTACGCCCGTCGCTGAATGTGACCCGGTAAACTTGGCGCTCGCCTTGCGGATAGACGCCCGCCACCCGCGAGGGCGCCCCGTCCGTGGATGCCAACTCATCGCCAAGCCGCAAATCGCCCATGCGCTTCCAACTACCGTCGCGCATCAGGATGTTTGCGCCGAGCGGCTGCGCTTTCCCCATGGAGGGGCGCGCGGCCAGGATCACGAGGTCGGAGCCGTGGAGGCCGCCGATCTTCTGGTCCAGGTCGATCAAGCCCGTCGAGATGCCGGCTATGCCGCCCTCACGCTGGAATGCCTCGGCCGCCTGGGCCAGCGCACCGGATAGGGCTGTAGCGAAGTCCACAAACCCCGTCGCCGCCTTGCCGGTCTCCGCCAGGCTGTAGAGCGCACCCTCAATGCTCTCGACATGCTCACGGGCGCTACGCTGATCCTCGGGATCTACGACGGCCGCCGCGGCCTCCTGTGTGATGCTCAACACGGCCCGACGCATTGCGAGGTCCATGACCTGGCGCGCATAGTCGGGCGCGTTCACCGATGGCGGAGCGCGGTCCACGAGATCGGCCAGATAGACCACGCCGCCGAAGGCCGTGAACGCCTCGTCCTTGGCGAAGCGGTCGGACAACAGGATCGGGTCGGCGAGGTGGCCTTTGCCGATCTGCAGCGACAGTTCGGCGAACATGCGCTGGTGGAATGGCTCGTAGAAGTGCTCGGCGCGCAACCCGTCGGGCAACGTCTCATAAGCCGAGTTGTCGTAGAGCAGCGCCCCGAGAAGCGCCTGCTCGGCTTCAAGGTTGGCGGGGACGTGATCGACCTTGGCTTGATCGTCGCGTCGGAGGTCTAGGGCGGGAACCATGTTCAACGCGCCCTCCCCGGCCAGAACGAAGCCGGCGCGCACCATGGGCACCACGCAGCAGCCCCCTCAGAGCACGTCGCAGCCAGGCCGCAGGCGCAGGCCTTCTCGCCGTCCGTCAGGAGGCGAGGCGTGGCCGGGCGGGGGTGTGGGAAGGCGTAGGCGCTCACCGGGCGCTTGACGGGCTCCTGGGGCTTCCTGGCGGGCGGGAGGCTGTCGAAGAGGTCGCTCATGCGGCGCCTCCGAACAACGGAAGCGCCTCGACGCCCTCTTGCTTGCGCGCCGTCTCCTGCGCCGTCAGTCGGCCTTGGCCCTTCACCCAGGCGATGCGCCGATTGATGTCCTCGACATACTCGGCTTCTCGCTCAATCAGGATGCAACGCATCCCCTCGCGCATCGCCGCCGCTCCAGTCGTCCCCGACCCGGCGAACGGATCAAGCACAAGGCCGCCGGGCGGCGTCACCAGGCGCACAAGCCACGCCATGAGGTCGACCGGCTTTACGGTCGGGTGCTTGGAGCCGAGGCGGTCGGTGGCGTCGGCCTTGGCGGTGTAGAAGAAG